CAAAATCTTTTAGAATAATTTAGGTAAATATGTAGTCCGCGGAAACTAACGATGCCATATAAAAAGAATAAACTACTTAATGTTGATAATATACAGCTAGATAGTAATAGAATCAACATTACCTATCCTAATACAGATCTTGTCCTAGCTCCTAACGGTACTGGTAGAGTTAACATTGCAGGTGCATGGACCCTACCTATAAATTCATCTAGTAACGGTTACGTGCTAACTATGGGAGTCGGTGGTATAACCTCTTGGCAACCGTCAGTAAGTGGCACAGCCGCGGAAGCAACTACTGCTACACACTTATTAGGCGGTCTTTCTGGTCAAATCCCTTATCAATCGTCTGCAGGGCAGACTACATTTGTAGGTCCTGGTAACATTAATCAAATTTTAACCAGTAATGGTTCATATGGTCCTGTTTTTTCTTCAACAATAACGGTCGCAGCGGTTAATGCTTCAGCAATTTATCTAAATGGTCATGCCGTAAGTACCATTAGTAATTTTGTAGCAGATTTAGACGACCTTACTGATGTTAATATATCTGGATATGGGGTTACAGGTGGCAAAGTATTAACCTATGCTAGCACAATTAGTCAATGGATTCCTCAAGACATCGGTAGTATCCTTGGATTAGGTCTAGCAGGAAGTGGATATAATACCACAGTGTTTACTGCTACAGGGTCTACATCTAGTTATACCATTGAAGCAGGTTATTCTTCTCAAAACATATTAGTTTTAGAAAATGGTGTAATGCAAGTACCTATTTCTGATTATACAGTATCAGGTAGTCAACTTATTTTTACATCAAATCCATCGGCGGGTGCAGTATATCAAGTAAGATATCTTGCTACAATATATCAAGAATATAGTGCTACAACAGCAACCAATCTTAATAGCGGCACAGCAGGGGACATTCCTTATCAAACTGGTGCTAGTCAAACAGCGTTTCTAGGTATAGGATCAAATGGTTCTATTTTAGTTAGTAACGGAACTGCCCCTGTTTGGACAGCCACAATTGCCAATGCGCAATTGGCCAATAGTTCTATAACAATTAATGGCTCTGCTGTAAGTTTAGGTGGATCGGTATCTATTAATGCATTACCTAGCCAAACTGGTAATAGCGGAACATTCCTTACAACTAACGGAACTACGGCAACATGGGCAGCCCTACCTGCTACAGGTATTACTTTTACAGCAGGCACAAATCCTCACGCAAGTCCTATACCTGGTGATAAATGGTATAATACTGATAATAATAGATTATATGAATACATAAATGATGGAACCAGTAACTATTGGGTAGATATACAGAGTTTAACTGTAGCTGAAGCTAATAATATGTATGGTGGTACAACAGGATCACTACTATATCAAAGCACTGTAAGCACTACTGCATTTATTCCTATAGCTACTACCAGCGGATGGATATTAACCAGTAATGGATCTGTACCCCAATGGCAGGCCCCTGCTGCTGATATAGCGACTACAGCCACTAATCTAAATAACGGAACAGCTGGGCAGATACCCTATCAAACTGCTGCCGGACAAACTGCATTTGTTGGTCCAGGTTCAGTAGGACAAATACTAACCAGTAATAGTGTCGCCGGTCCACAATATACTTCAACAAGTAGTATACATGTAGGCAAAGCAGATACAGCATTACAATGGACTACAGCAAGAACTATTACAGTTACAGGTGACCTAACTGGTACAGTAACTTTTAACGGTAGTTCAGATGCTACACTAACAGCTACTATTACAGCTGACAGCGTAGCATTAGGAACAGATACTTCTGGAAACTATGTAGGTTCTGGAGCTACTAGCGGTTATGGTCTAAGCGGATCTTTAGCAGCAGAAGGTGGAACATTTACTATTACAGCAAATAGCACAAGTTCAAACACAGCCGACACTATCGTTTATCGAAATGCATCAGGTGACATAGCAATAGGCGCATTATCTGTAGCAGGTAGCATTGTGCCAACTACTAATGGAACAGTGAATCTTGGTAGTCCTACAAATAGATTCGGAACATTGTATGTAAGTAGTTCTACGGTTGATATTGGTGGTGCTACTATTACAGCAGCAGCAGACGGAACAGTTACATTTACTAAGATTCAAGTTACAGCTACACAGGCCAGCACATCCACTGTGGTTAATAATGCACTATATGTAGCCGGTGGTACTGGTATAGGAGGTAGTTTATATGTAACAGGCAAGGCTATTTTTAGAGATGATGTTACATTTGCGGGAACCACCACTTACGTTTTAACCACTCAAAGCGTTTATACTGATAATATTATTAATATCCATACGGTAGATGGCGATCCTAATGTTCCATGGACAGTTGATGATGGGTCAGATGTTGGTTTCATTTTCCATTATTATACCACTCAAGACACACACGGCTTCTTAGGTTGGGCAAACGATACAGGCTACTTAGAATGGTATGGCGATGGTAGAGAAAACAATGGTGTATTTTCCTCAGGCACATACGGAACCTTTAAAACTGGATCTATAAAACTAGTCGGTGGTGTAGCAAATCAAGGTAATGCTAATACAGGTGACCTCACTGTAACAGGTGGTGCGGGCATAGGCGGAAATCTATTTGTTTCTGGTGCAGTAACCGCCACAACATTTACAGGCGCCCTGACAGGAAATGCTGCTTCAGCAAGCCTAGCCACCACAGCTACCAATCTTGCAGGTGGTTCAATAGGTAAGATAGCCTATCAAAGTGCTGCTGGACAGACAGCATTTTTAGATGTAGGTACAGATGGACAATTCTTAAAGAGCAATGGTGCTAATACTGCTACATTTGCTAATATCTATCTAGATGACCTACACAATGTAAGTGTTCCTAGTCCTAATGCAGGCAATGTTCTAGGTTGGAATACAGTAAGTAATGCTTGGACAGCAACCAAAGTCAGTGTGGCACTAGAACTAGAAGCAGGTTCATACGATACAGATACCTTTACAGGTGATGGTTCTACAACTACTTTTGTTATTGGTTATGGGCATAGTGTAGATAGCATTATTGTTACTGTAGAGGGACTGGTACAATTACCTACAACAGACTATAGTGTAAGTGGTAATCAAGTTGTGTTTACAGAAGCTATAGCAAATGGTGCCGTAGTCCAAGTTCGTAAACTGGCACAGGTATTCTTTGATCAAACTGAAACGCTTACGCTAGGTGCAGGATCTTATACTACCAGTGTTTTCACAGGCACAGGATCAACTTCATCATTTACTATTGGATCTGGATATACAGCAGATACTATATTGGTAACTGAAAACGGTGTCTTACAAGTTCCTATAACTGATTATGTAATATCAGGAAGTAGTTTAGTTTTTGTAAGCCCTCCTGCGAACGGTGTCACAGTGCAAGTAAGGAAGTTAGCCAATGTTTACTATAATGCTATCCTTACAACAGCAACAAATTTAAACAATGGTACTGTAGGACAGATACCTTATCAAACTGGTGCAGGTCAAACAGCATTTACTAGTTTGATTAGTATAACTAGTGCCAATACTGCTACTATTAATGGTAACCTTATACCGGGTAATGATATAACATATGACCTAGGTAGTTCAACAAAAAGATGGAAAAGTTTATATGTTAGCACCAGCACAATTTATATAGGTGATTTCGCACTAGGTGTAACAACATCTGGACAAATTACTATACAAAATACATTAGATCCAGGAAGTCAACCTAGCACTGTGATAGGTCCGCAAGGACCACAAGGTCCAAGCGGAGCAAGCGTTACTGGAGCGACAGGTCCACAAGGGCCACAAGGACCTACCGGACCAAGTGGTGCTAATGGAACTATTGGTGTAAATGGAAGCACAGGCCCGCAAGGACCACAAGGACCAACAGGACCGATTGGTGGAACTAATCAACAAGTTTTATATAATAACGGCGGAACAACAGGTGGGTTTGGTACCTGGACTGGGTCAACCTTACAGGTGTCTGGATCTATTGAAATAGGCGGATCCCCTGCGATAGTAAGATCAAAGATGTACGGCTACAACGTGTTGTTTGGGGGATAATATGGCAACAAAGATACAATCACTTAATATAGCGAGTGGAGCGATTACAGCAGAAAAACTTTCTGTATCGGGGATCACTACCGATGGAGTATATAGTTCCAAAAATATTAATGATGGAAGTTCTAATCAAATATTATTTCAAACCTCAACAGGAGTAACTAGTTTTATTGTTGCTCCTAGTTCTGCCACAACCTATTTACAATGGGATGGTGCTGCATTTACTTGGGCAGATTCGGTAGGACCGCAAGGACCGCAAGGACCAGAAGGTCCGAGTGGTGCTAATGGATATATAGGTGCAGATGGTGCAACTGGTCCACAAGGGCCGCAGGGCCCAGAAGGGCCACAAGGGCCGAGTGGATCTAACGGCACTATTGGTGTAGACGGGGCTACCGGGCCACAAGGCCCCCAAGGCCCGCAAGGTGAAATCGGACCGCAAGGCCCTCAGGGACCACAAGGACCTCAGGGTGTAACAGGTTCTAGTGGTCCGCAAGGCCCTCGTGGATCAACTGGACCGCAAGGCCCTCAGGGACCACAAGGCCCTAGCGGGCCTCAGGGACCACAGGGAAGTGTAGGATCTGCAGGAGCTAGTGGTGCCACAGGACCGACTGGTCCTAGTGGTTCACAGGGTGAGACAGGCGCCTTTGGTGGGGCTAGTTTTACCTATCAGTTTAATACAGCAACAACTAATTCTAATCCAGGAACTGGATACTTAAAATTTAATAACGCAACATTTAGCTCAGCATCGGCTATCTATATCAATAGATATGATGGCGATAACAATGATATCGCTAACTTTATTAATACTCTGGATGGTAGTGAATCTACAATCAACGGATACGCTAAGATAGTAAGTGCAACTACAACGACAAATTTCGTGTTTTTCTCTGTAGATGCCGATAGTACAAATAATACAACTTATTACAGTTTACCTGTGAGCTTTTTATCGGGTACCGTAGGTAGTTTTACAAACGGCGATGTAATAGTAATAACTTTTGCTACAAATGGTAATAGAGGTGACGCAGGACCACAAGGACCACAAGGACCGAGTGGTGCGTCAGTAACAGGTCCAGAAGGACCACAAGGTGTCGCAGGACCACAAGGACCACAAGGACCTGCTGGTGCAGATGGAACTAGTGTAACTATACAAGGAACAGCTACAACTTACGCAAGTCTACCTGGATATCCTTCAAGCTATGGTGGCTCAAATGGCGACGGGTATTTAACTAGCGACGGACACCTATGGGTATGGACAGGTAGCTCTTGGATAGATGCTGGTAATATTCAAGGACCTAGCGGTGTTCAAGGATATACAGGAGCACAAGGACCGCAAGGGGTCACAGGACCACAAGGACCGCAAGGGGTAACTGGATCGACTGGCCCACAAGGACCTACAGGACCCAGAGGACCTCAGGGAGTTCAAGGGAATATTGGACCACAGGGACCTGTAGGACCGCAAGGTCCTAGTGGGGCTGAAGTAACCGGTGCCACCGGACCTCAAGGCCCACAAGGAGTTACAGGACCTCAAGGCCCGCAAGGACCCGACGGTGCAACAGGTCCACAAGGTCCTCAGGGCGCTCAAGGAAATACTGGACCACAAGGACCACAAGGACCACAAGGACCACAAGGTGTTCAAGGAAACACCGGGCCACAAGGTCCACAAGGTCCAACTGGCAATACAGGACCTCAAGGACCACAGGGAGTCACTGGACCACAGGGCCCACAAGGTCCACAAGGCCCGACTGGACCTATAGGTGGAACTAACCAACAACTACTTTATAATAATAGTGGTGTAACAGGAGGGTTTGGAACTTGGACTGGCTCTGCTATGACAGTAGGTGGATCTATAACAGCCACTAAGTTTTTAGGTAATGTCACGCAGAGTGGAAGTGGGGACAGTAACGTCCAGGTTCAAATGACTGCTGATTATAGTGGGTGGTCAGACTTATTTGCCGGATCGCCGGGCAGCGCCAACGGTTGGGGAATATTTTGGGCTGGAAATCCAAGTGCTGCATATGGCACTAACGGCACCGGTGGTCCTGGTAATATTTGGAGCAATAGCGGTAATCCTAATGAATTGGTGCTGGTAGGTAATGGTAGAACAGATTGGACCATTCAGCTATACGATGGTAGAGTGTGGCAACGCAGTCATTTCTATTGTGCAGGTGATGTAGTTACAAACTACTCAGACATAAGATTAAAAGATGTTATAGGACCTGTAGAAAACGCTGTAGAAAAAGTTAAGGCAATTGATGCATTCTACTATAGACCTAATGATAAAGCCAAAGAACTTGGACAAGAGGATGATGTTAAAATCGGTGTTAGTGCTCAAAGTGTGAAAGCAGTTCTGCCTGAAGTGGTTAAACCTAGCCCAGTTAGCGTCGATTATGAAACGGTGCAATATGAAAGAATAGTGCCTTTACTTATTGCTGCTATAAAGGAACAACAGAACGAAATAGACGAATTGAAACGTAGACTAGGGGGTCAGTAATGGCCTTTAAAGATAATAATACTACAATATTTGATACTAATACAGCCAATGTTCCGCAATTAGCCACAGCAAGTTTACCTGCAAGTCCTGTCAAGGGACAAATTGTATATAATACTACTAATCGTAGGATGGAAATTTATGACAGCGATGCTGCTGTTTGGAAAAGTGCTGAAGACATAAGACGTAGTGTATTTTTAACTAGACAAACTATTACTACTGGATATGTTATGGGTGGATATCAAAGCACAAGTCCATGGAAAAATGTTAATCGTATGGTACACGCTACCGACGTCTGCACGAATCTTGGAGACTTGCTAACCAATGCCAGTGCATATACTAGCGGAGCTTCTAATCTTAGCAAGGGGTTTCTATGGACAGCTGATGGTACCTGGCCAGGTAGTAGTGTTACTACCTGTGCTTTCAACTTAGCTACTGAAACTAATGCTGGCCTAAATTCTAACTGGAACTTAAAAATAGGTAGAGAAGATCCTGCTACAATTTTTAATCAATTAGAATGGGCATTTATTGTAGGCGGTTCCAATAGAAATGATGTTGAACAGTTTAATTTAACTAACGAAACAATGTTGACACAGATATCACCGGGGTCTGGTTTCGGATTAACTTATACAAGTTATTATGATAGTGTGGGTAGTGGATCTATTAGTGGTGAAGAACATGCATATGTTTATGGAGCGAATGGCGCAGCTAAGTTTGTATTCACAACTGGTATAGCCTATAATGTTCAAACAGGTAGTTATATAGCCACGCCTCCCACAGATGTGGCATCTAATCAATTTGTAAAAATTTATGCACCTAATAAACCCAGCGATCTAACTACTCATTCACAACAAAAAGGTATAAGCAGTAAAACAGGTAGAGGATGGTTTGGCAATGAAGGAAATTATAACGGTGGATATAATCTTCGTAGAATACAATTTTCTACAGATAGCAGTCTAGGAACAGTGGCCAAACCTGTAGGCAACTCTGGAGAAGAAAACTTTGACATGGGTCAAACTAGACAATATATGATGGGCATGTATGACGGGGCTCAAAACAACAGAGGTTGGAAGTTTACTTATGCTACAGAATCTGGAAATGAGTTAGGAGCAGGATCAGTTAGAACTGGTGTCCCTGGCGGTAGCTCAGGTCATTGTGTATGGAAATAATATTATGACTTTTTATGTGGGTAATACAAATGTTGGAGATCTAAATGGACTACGAGTTCCTGTATTAGGAACATCTACCAGACCGGCTAGTCCTGTTGATGGACAGGTAATTTATAATACTTCAACAAATAGAATGGAAATTTATGATAGCGGTTTATGGAAAAATGTTGTTGACCTAGAAACAGGTTCTGGGCGTGCTTTTCTATATAGACAGATCATAACCACAGGTTATGTCATGGGCGGATATAAGGATTCTAGTCCCTGGAAGAACGTTAACCGTTTATCACATACCACAGATGTAGCCACTAACCTCGGAGATTTACTAACATACGGCGGAGCATATACCAAGGGATGTGTAAATTTGACCAAAGGTTTTCTATGGTCAACTGACAATTCATGGCCTGGTGCAAGTGCTACAACTAGTGCTTTTAATCTGGCCACAGAAACTAATGCCGGTCTAAATGCGAATTGGAATATGACCACAGGCAGGCAAGACATGACCAATATTTGGAAAGAATGGTATTATGCATGGACTGTAGGTGGAGGTGGTACATCTATGGATATGTTCAATATGACCACAGAAGTTATGAGTGCAGCTTCAGTAAGTTATACAAATAGTGATGCAGGTGGCGGCACTGATGGATCAGGTTCTTTTGTAGGTGAAACTAATGCATTCGCATATAACAACTCTACAGGCACAAAGTTTACATTTGCTAATGCTACAGATTCATCTATTGCTGTAGGTTCAACCAATACATCAGTTAGGGGTGTTCACGGGCAGCAAAAGGGAATTAGTTCTAAGGTTGGAAAAGGGTATGCTGGCGGTAATGGTAGCTGGAACGGTGGATATGTTTTACGCCGTTGGAACTTAACCACTGAAACTTCTGCCGGAGCAGATGTTAATAAGCCTGTAACTAATTCAGGAGAAGAAAACTTTGATATGGGTCAGGAACGTCAATATATGCACGGATGCTATGATGGCGCACAAAACAATAGAGGATGGAAATTTACCTATGCCACTGATTCTGGAGTTGAACTTGGAGCAGGTTCTGTTCGAACAGGAGTTCCGGGCGGAAGTTCTGGTTGCTGTGTATGGAAAGGATAATTAATGGCATTTTATTATAACACCACAAAATATGCTGATAACACAGGTATAAATGTTCCTACTTTTACTACTGCTACTAGACCTGCAAGTCCTGTAGAAGGTCAGGTTATATATAATGCTACTGCGGGTGCTATGGAAGTTTTCATTGGTAATACTTGGAAACCTATAGACAATGAGTCACAGCCTTTCGGAAGCCCATTTACATATAGACAAATTATAACAGCTGGTTATGTTATGGGCGGTTATCAGAGCAGTAGTCCCTGGAAGAACGTTAATCGTATGGTGCATTCCACTGATATTTGCACAAACTTAGGTGATTTGTTATCGTATGCTGGTGCTTATACTAGCGGATTTTGTAACTTAAGTAAAGGTTTTTTATGGTCAACAGATAATACCTTTCCTGGAACCAGTGTAACAACTAGTGCATTCAATTTGGCTACTGAAACTAATGCAGGAACTAATACTAACTGGAATATGACTGTAAGTCGTAATGACATGGGAACTTTTTTTAAAGAACAGACCTATGCATGGTTAGTAGGAGGAGGGAATACAGGTATTGATTTCTTCAATGGTAGCACGGAAACAATGAGCGCTACAGGGCAGACCAGTATGTCAGGTGATAGTATGCAAAGTGGTGTAACCACAATCAGTGATGAGACAAAAGCATTTGCCTGGGGGGATGCCACTCATAAATATAGTTTCGCAAGCGGTAGCACAATGACAGTCAATACTTCAGGAACAGTAAATGGAAGTGGTAGTCAGCAAAAGGGAATTAATAGTAAAATAGGTAGAGGTTATTGCGGTAATGAAGGCACTTATAATAATGGATATAATCTTAGACGCTGGAACTTAGCCACCGAAGTAAATTTAGGAACCACGGCAAAACCAGTCGGTGATTCCGGGGAAGAAAACTTTGACATGGGTCAAGACCATCAATATATGATGGGATGCTATACCGCAGCAGGACAGAATAACAGAGGATGGAGATTTAGTTATGTCACAGAAACCGGATACGAACTCGGTTCAGGATCAGTTAGAACAGGTGTCCCCGGAGGAAGTTCGGGACATTGTGTGTGGAAAGGTTAGAATACCCGCAGAAAAATTCAATTACACAGCAGATAAGTTAACAACAAATACAAAATTTTTAACAGACGACCATAAAGCTCTTATAGCTCAATCACTCAATCAAAAATGGGTAGTTCCGGAATTCAAAGTAAAAAACTTTATTGGTAATGCTCAGATTACTCCTTATGCTAAAATTAAACAATACTTATTAGAGCTTAATACCAGAGAAGCCGCAGTCGAAAATATGGAGTATGAAGTTCAAAAGATATCTTTTGAAATTGAGGTACAGGAAGAACTTAAAGCAGAAACACCCAGTCCTGCACAAAAAAAATTGCACGATTTAGAAATTATTAAATTGGAAAGATTACAGCGTAAAAGTATTGTTAGGCTTCGTGATTCATACGTTGAAAGAGATATGTATCTTAAGCTCATTGACGAGTTTAACCAAACACCTGAAGCCTATCTAGAAGATGGTCGTAGGATAATGGATTTGATAGATGATCCTATCGAAGCAGAAAAACTTGAAAAACACTACTGGACATTAAGGTTAGCCAAGCAGACTGCTCTAGATATGATTGCATATGGTCGTGCAGGAGTGGGTAATATGGAAGCAGTAAGTATGCTAGAAACTGATCAACAGTATGAAGTTATGCAGATAGCCTGTGATTATTTTGTGCGTAATGAAATGCGAACAAATAGCCTGTTAAGCAACATTAATGAAAATATTCAAAAATTAGGGCCATCCGCCCCTGTTACAGAATTATCTAAACAGTTATACCTAACGCAAGAAGGAACCGAAAATGTATCTACTTTTCAAATCAGTAAGTGATATGGAACTTGGCCTAGTGCGCAGAGCAGGCCACTACCAAGATTATGTTATAGGAATTTTAGATGACAGTGTTAAAGATATAGCCAAATACGAACATCTTAATGCAACCATTTTACCAGAAAATGTTGCTATGGGGTGGAAGTTTGCCGGAAACTACAGTGGATATCTTAGTGTAAGGGCAAACACGGCTGCTAACGAACAGTTAAACAATATTGTCAGCAGCGCCGAGGAAGAGGGTGTTAAAGTAAAATATTATCTCTCTGATGATGATAAGAGTAACGGTGCAGCATTTATGAAGGCATTGTTAAGAAAGATTTTAGACGATGTTTATGATAAAAGGTTTACTCAGATAAATTTGCCTGTATCTAAACTGGAAGAAATTAGCTGGGCTCAACAAAGGGCTGAAGCTGAAGCATTTATAGCAGATAATACTGCTGCAACTCCTTTATTAACATCTCTAGCACAGAGCAGAGGAATAACAGTTAATGAAATGGCAAATAAAGTTATAGATGCCATAACAGACTATAATCAACAAGTCGCTACTTTATTAGCTAATAAGCAACTAATTGAAACCGAAATTAAATCATGTGCAGGTATAGAGGACTTAAATATTCTCATACATAATAGATTTGGTTATAATATGCCTGCAAAGCAACAGCAGGATTTAGGAATAACTACATCTAGCACATATGATTTATAAATGAAAATTTTTAGTGTACCAATAAACCCAAAATTAAATCCTGCACAATTTAACCTTTTTATAAGTTTTTTAGAAGACTACAAAGACTGGATCTACGATCTGTATTTTACCAGTAGGATGCCACCGTTTATCCAAGATGCAATGGGTGACGTTTTTGTGCAAGGTGAAATAGCAGCTATAGAAACTGCTTTAGAGATACAAGAAAAACTAGGGATACCTATAAGTGCTACGTTCAATAATACTCTTGTTCGTCCTGATCAACGTAACCTAGATCTGTTTATTCATAACTTTAGGCAGTTATATGCAGCAGGGATAAGATCAGCAACTATCCCCCATACTCATTGGTTAATGACTAATCAAATACAAACAGAATTCCCTGAACTTTTAATTAAAAATACAATTTTAAGAAATCCTAATACGGCTGGGGAAGTGGCTAAACTAGCAGAAGCAGGATATCATTACGTCAATTTAGATAGAGATTTAATGCGTGATAGGGATCTGCTTGAAAAAATGTTAAGAGTAAAAACAAAGTATGGAATAAAATTATCTCTTTTAGCTAATGAAGGATGCCTGGGCGGTTGTCCAGTTATGGACGAACACTTTCATTTTAATAATTCAAGATTAGGAACAGCTCCTCAGTATTTTAATGATCCTATCAGTAGAGTAAGTTGTCCTAAATGGGACAAAGAAGATCTTAGCACGTCCCTTAAGACAGCTAACTTCACTCCGTGGAGAGAGGATTGGGTAGAATTATTACAATATGTAGACGTAATTAAAATGCATGGTAGAGAAAGCTCAAGTAAGTTATTTGAAACCATATCTATCATACAAAATTTTGCCAATGATAAAGAAATTTTGTTTGACACTTTTAACGAATATCTAAATGAAACCAATCTAGTAGAAAAGCCTATATATGCTTGGCGTAAAAAGATTAAAAATTGCAAGTTCGATTGTTGGGAATGTAACTTTTGCGATAAAATTTATGAAGCCAAATCTGATATTAAAACTAATCCATTAGTCTTAGCTGTTACAAAAGAACTTGTAGATAGCGTTAATATTAAACTTAATATTAATACTATCGGATTAACCAGTGCTAGAGTGCAACAACTCCTTCACGCATTATCGTTTCATTGTAAAAACTATCTAGAGATTGGTTGTGCTCTAGGCGCCACCGGCACTGCTGTAGCTATGAATCCTAGTATAGGTGTTCATTTTGTAGATAATTGGAGTGAAAATCTACAACCTGAGACTGGGCTATTTGAAATGCCAAATAATGATAAAAATATTTTTATAGATAATATTAAACGATCTGATGCTGTTATTGTGGATAGTGATTGTTTCACAGCAGATAAGTCAAATATTAAAAACATAGATTTATTTTTTTATGATGGCCCACATGACAAG